GACGGTTATAGACAAAGTAGTTGTCCATAATGTCCACCGATGTTGCGCCAGAAAAAGCCCCGTCACTGCTAGGCAAAACAGAGAAGTTAAGCGCCCACATGGTCACGCCCGTGCCAATCGTGTGGCTTGTGCTTAACTTGAATGTCGTGGAGGTAAGCTCCTCAACCACAATCGTGCCAAGCGTTACGCCAGCACCCTGAATGGTCTGCCCAACATAGATATTGCCAGTTACACCGCTGACCGTCAGGGTCGTGCCAGAAATTGTGCCAGTAAATGTGGCGCTAACAGCGGCAGTATTTAGGCTTTCTGTGGCTACGGTCTGACTGCGGTTCAGCGTCCATGTTGAGCCGCTACCAGCCGTGATGATGGTTTCGGACAAAACCCCGACCCCAAATAGGTGCTGGTCAACCGCAATCGTGCCGCTAGACACCGAATTTACGGTCAGGGTTGTGCCGCTAATCGAACCCGTCAAAACAGCCGTGGCTGGCGCTGAAATGCGCCACGTGTACCGATAAGCACCGTCTACGATGTAGACGTTTGTGCCGTTGTCAGTAATCCCCACAATCCCTGTGGAAGTGTTAAGCACCCCCACCACGGCAGGAACAAGCGTTGCCGACAAGACATAGACATACGGGCCGCAGACCGCAACCATTTGCTCGCCACCAGACACGGTTCTCACCCCACGCACCTCTTGGGTGTTGGGCAAAACAACCTTTGTGGTCAGTCCGGGGGTTGGATACAGGGCAACAACACCCCGAGTCCCCGGCTCTTTTAGGGGGTCAATTTCAGGGTAAAAGTTAATGCATTCCTGAGCATCCTGATAGATGCTAGGAGCCTCGTAACTTGGGCCGACAAATCCAAAATCAGGCATTGTCGCTCCTTAGTTAAAGAAACCGCCTGTAAGAATCCAGCCAGCGTCTTTGCTCTTGTTGGCAAGCAAAGCATCGGGATACCTTGCGGTTTGCAAGGGACTCATGTTTGTGCGCTTAATCGTTGACTTTGCTTGTGCAGCATAGGCGTTAATCATCGCAATTTGCGTTGGGTCATTTTTGCCATACATCGGCATCAGACGCTCTGCCAAGCACCACCGCATAGCCATCAGATAGCCTTGCGGCATCGAAATGGGCGTGTAGTAGCTCTCATACCGGCTGAAAATCGTGTTGGCAAAGATGTGCATTTCACCCTGAGAAGGGTTAGGCCACAAGAACAAGTTGCCAGAATCCTCGCCCGGATTGAAATACAGCGCTTTAGGCCACGGGCCACTCAGCGTTTTCAGACCAATAAGCTCGTAATCTTGTAGGGCAAGAATCGCCACTTGGTAGTCCAAACCACCATTAACAATCGGCACACCGTTGGAGTTCGTGTTAATCCGCACAAAAGCCGAGTCAATGCTCAAAGGCTTTTGGTAGTAAGCCGTGATGGTCGTGGAGGCAACCGTCTGGGACTTGTTAAGAATGTAAGTGCCCTGCTCGTTGACGTTGCCGCCAGCGCCTGTACCAAAAGCCACAATTTTTGTGCCTTCAGCGATGCCCGTACCACTCAAAGTTTGCCCTTGAGCCACAGCCCCTGACAAAATGCCCGATACGGTCAGCACATTGCCCGTAATTGAGCCTGTAAACTGAGCGCCAATGAAGTTCTGGGTGGATGGGTTAGGGCCAATCGTGTACTGAGTCTGACCCGGAACCACAGGGAAAATAATCTCTGTGACGTTAAAAACCATCATGTTCTCATTTGACCATTGGTCAATGAGGTCGTTGAACATATCAAAAGCATCTTGGGCGGCATCAGGAGAAGGCGTTTCCCCGGCTTCTAATGCGCCAATGTCTTTTAATGCTCGGCTAATGATGTTAAACGGGGTCGTTGCCATTTTGAGCTTCCCTTTGGAGTTGTGGAATTACCTGCCTGTCAATTTTTTGTAGCAGATTTACAACAACTTTATAGGGCAGCTCGCGTAAAGCGCCAGCCACTACTTGCAATTCTTCGACGGTTAGTTCCAGCTTTACTTCTTTCACACAGTCACCGTGAATGTTTTAGGCTTCCAAGGCGGGTGGATTTCTTTTGCGCCTTTTAGTGCCTCAATCTGTTCCCTAATGCGTGATTCTACGGCGTTTTGACCGTCTTTCATAGTTGCTTGGCGCACCCAGCCAACCACCATTTCCTCGGTAGTTTGAGCCAGCGGAACCGTCAATTCAGGGCTTTGGAAGTACCAGTAACCCTCAGAGGCAACCTCGCCCTCAGAGGCACGATAGCGAACATGAGTAATTAGCTCGCCATCGGCATGGATTTCAAGAATTTCCCACTTCACGGTGCGTCAGGCCAAGTTACATCCCAAGGGAAGCCAGCTTGTGCAGGAACATCCCGCAATGCTTGACGGTAAACCGCCCAAGGCTGGCTAACGGCATCGGCAATATCTTTGCCTTGTGACCAATCGCTGTCTTTAAGGCGCTGGTTACGAGTCTCTCGGACATTTTTGGCTTGCTCGGCATCTTTTTGTGCACGATATTCAGCCATTTGCTCAGCAGCAGTTTTTGCGGGTTGGTCGCCTTGCGCTGGTTGGTCTTGGAACACAGGGCCAATAGAATATTTGGTAAACCATTGACCGTTAATTTGTTCAACACCATTCCGATAGCTGAACTCATACGGAGGCTGAGTTGTAGCTTGTGGGCCTTCCAAAACCACATCAGCACCAAAATCACCAAGGATTTCGGCAGTCAGCGGCACGGGGAAAGATGTTTCAGGATGCATGGAGCGAAACTCGCCCTCAAACATCACTTGGCCTGTTTCACGAATTCTGATTTCCATGTTAACTCCTTGTTATGACTAGGCCACCGCCAAGAAAATATAGGAACCGCCGCTGGCGTTTGTGCCAGCATTAGAGCCAATCAAACGGAACCCTGTTGCTATGGTTTCCACATAGTTTGTTCCCGTCACCTCTGCCGCAGTGCTGTTAAGCAGGATGTACGGGTCGTTGCCTGAAGTCATGCCACGCGTCGTGTCGTACACATACCAATCGCCAGTCGTGTCCGTGCGTTTGATAAGTACAAAACGAACCCCGCTTGGGAATCCGAATTCGTGAA